ACGCCGCGGCGGAGATAAGGCGGTGACCCGGCGCGATGGCCCCTACTGGCTGCACCGCGCCAAATGCGAGTGCGCCGCCGGCGATCGGCTGCGCATGCGCGTCGCCGTGCTGGCGCATCTCGCCTGCATCGCGGCCCAGATCGGCACCGAGTTGGGGCCGATAGATTTAGGCCGATGGCCGCCACTCACACAGGACCATGACCATGCCCCTGGCACGTATCGAGATTGAGCAAGTCGAGGCAGACCGCTGGGTCGCGGAGGTTGAGGCGGGCGGGCAGCCTGGCGCTCCGCCGTTCCGCCGTCGCACCGTGTCGGCGCAGACCCCCGCGGCAATCCTCGCCGCCGTTGCGGCTGTCTACTATGAGCAGGCGCCGGCCGCTGCGCCCGCCGTGGAACAGCCGCGGAACAGCCGCCGGGACGATGAAAAAATATCAATCTCACGTGAGTCCTGATGGCTGAGCGCGGCGGTGCGCGCCCCGGCGCCGGTCGTCCGCCCGGGGCGCCAAACAAAGCGACTCGCGAGCTGAAATCTCTAGCGCGGCAGTACACGGACGAGGCGATCCTCGCGCTGGCCGATGTCGTGCGCGACGCCGATGCGCCGCCGATCGCGCGCGTCAAGGCGGCGGAGGCGCTGCTGGATCGTGGCCACGGGCGTCCGACGCAGCACATAGAGGCCAAAATAAGCCCGCTGGAAGAGCTATCAGATGACGAGCTTACAGCCGGCATTGCTGCCCTCCGGGCGGCGGGCGACCTTGTTGTTGGCCGCGCTTGAACTTGAGAAAGAAAAGCGCCGCCGCGAAAACGCTCTGAAGCATTATTCGCCTTATACGCGGCAAGCTGAGTTTCACGATGCTGGATCGCGATATCGCGAACGGTTATTCATGGCGGGCAATCAGCTCGGAAAAACTTTAGCTGGATCGTTTGAAGTTGCTATCCATTTAACAGGTCTTTATCCCGATTGGTGGAAGGGCCGGCGCTGGAATCGTCCGACAAAATGGTGGGCTGCCGGAGTCACCGGCGAGAGCACACGCGATAATCCGCAGCGGTTATTGGTCGGACCACCGCAGGACGCGGGGCTGCGGGGCACGGGGGCGATCCCCAAAAATACATTAATTGATTGCACCGCGGCGCGTGGCGTCCCGGATGCACTGGACAGCATTCTTGTCAGGCACACATCGGGCGGAACGTCAACATTGCTGTTCAAAGCCTATGAAAAGGGCCGTGAGAAATGGCAGGGAGACACGCTTGATGGTGTTTGGTTTGACGAGGAGCCACCGATAGACATCTATTCAGAGGGCTTGACGAGAACCAACGCAACGGACGGCATTGTATTCATGACCTTCACGCCGCTGCTTGGCGTGAGTGAGGTTGTGAAGCGGTTTCTGTTGGATGATAGCCCGGATAGAAACGTCATTCGGATGACGATAGAGGACGCCGATCACTATTCTCCCGAGAAACGGGCGCAGATCATCGCCAGCTACCCGGAGCACGAACGCGAAGCGCGTGCAATGGGTGTCCCAATCCTCGGATCGGGCCGCATATTTCCGGTTACTGAAGATCATATCAAGGTAGAACCGTTCGACATACCGGCGCATTGGGCACAAATCGGCGGGTTGGACTTTGGATATGACCATCCGTTTGGCGCGATCAAGCTCGCTTGGGATCGAGACGCCGACTGTATCTACGTGACGGCGGAATACCGCGAGCGGCAGGCAACGCCGGTTATTCACGCTGCTGCGTTGCGGCCGTGGGGCGCCTGGTTGCCGTGGTCATGGCCGCACGACGGTTTGCAACACGACAAGGGTTCAGGCGAACAACTTGCTGAGCAATACAGGGCGCAGAACCTCAACATGCTTTCCGAGCGCGCGACATTCCTGGACGGCACCAACGGCGTCGAAGCCGGCGTTATCGAGATGCTTGACCGGATGAAAACAGGGCGGTGGAAGGTATTTTCCACATGCACCGGCTGGTTGGAGGAATTTCGTCTCTATCATCGCAAGGATGGAAAAATCGTTAAGCTCGACGACGATCTTATTTCCGCCTCGCGCTACGGAATGATGATGATGCGGCATGCAATCACGAAGCCGCGCCCCGGCCAGCCGAGACAACGCCGCAATATCTCATTCATGGGTGCCTGACCGATGCTCAACGCCGACGACACCCCGACAATCAGAAACGCGATCATCAAAAGGCTCGATCGCGAGCCGGGCGTGGTGATCTGCGACCTGAAATTCGAGAAGGCGAAGTTCGGCGACTGGTACGCGGTCAACCCGCACAAAGATAATTCATTCCTTCTGATGTGCGAGGCGCCGTTTGTGCGCGTCCGCCTGGAGTCTGACATTGGACTCCCGCGCACGCTGGTTAGCTATTTCGACCTGCCGGTGCCTTTTGAGCACAGCGATCTGCTCAACCATATCGATGAGATAGCGGAGCAGTACAAAGCGGCGCGGCTTTCTATTGCCGGGCGCGGCGGATTATTGACGCACCCGGAGCGCCAGCTCGACGGCTCCGGACTGCGCGGACGGTGGGCGTCGTATGGCTGACGACGCCGATACGCCATCGACGCAGGACCTCACGGACGAGGATGACCTGCTCCTCAAATTACAGGGCTGGTTCCGCTCGGCGCGTGATCACTCGCACGAGTGGCGCGAGGAAGCACGCGAGTGCTACGATTTCGTCGCTGGCCATCAATGGTCTGACGACGATATCGCGTTTCTGCAAGAAAACCTGCGGCCGGTTATCACATTTAATCGAATCGGCCCGATGATGAATATCGTCTCGGGCCTCGAAGTCGGTAACAGGCAAGAAATACGGTATATCCCGAGGGATATCGGAGATGCCGCGGTCAATGAATTACTGACCGCGGCGGCCAAATGGTTCCGTGACGAATGCGACGCGGAGGACGAAGAAAGCGACGCTTTCCGGGACTTGTTGACCTGCGGCATGGGTCATTGCGACACGCTGCTGCGGTATGACGAGAACCCGAACGGGAAGCCCGAGATCGTCCGCATCGACCCGCTGGAAATGTATTGGGACCCCAGCGCTAAGCGAAAAAACCTGTCCGATGCCCGTTACTTGGCGCGCGCCAAGGATATCAGCATCGACGAAGCAAAGGAGATGTTCCCGGACGCCGAGCTTGATGATCTGAATGCCACGTGGGCCGGAGACCTCGCCGCTCAAGGCAACCGAGTGCAAACGCTGCAAGATTCGCAGAACTACAATATAAGCGATACCGTCCGCGTCGATCGGATGCGCAAAATGGTGCGGCTCGTCGAGTTCCAATGGTGGGAACTCGAAACCGGGTGGAGCGCGATCGACCCGTTCAGCGGCGAAATGGTGCAAATGGACGATGGCACCATGAGCATGATGCGCGAACGCATTGACCAGATGCGCGCGCGCGGCATGCAGGTACCGGAAATTCAAGCCGTTCGGCAACGATCGCGTCGGTACAAACGCGCGATCGTCGGCTCCAAGGTGCTCTCGGTCTGGAGCGGCCCGGAGAAGGGCGGGTTCACCTGGAAATCAATGACCGGAGAGCGCGACAGGAACAGAGGGACGTGGTACGGAATCGTGCGGGCAATGCGCGATCCGCAGCTCTGGGCAAACAAATGGATGTCGCAAACTCTCCATATCCTCAACAGTGGGGCGAAAGGCGGTATCATCGCCGAGGCCGATGCGTTCGAAGATATCCGAGACGCGGAAAGCAATTGGAGTGATCCGTCCTCTATTGTTATCGCCGCCAAGGGCGCTGTTCAGCAAGGCAAGATTATCCCGCGCCCGCAATCGCCGATGCCGGCGGGTCTCGCCGATCTTCTGCAATTGGCGATATCGTCGATCCGCGATTGCACCGGGATCAATCTTGAACTTCTTGGGATGGTCGAACAGGACCAGCCCGGCATATTGGAGCACATGCGAAAACAGGCCGGCATGACCGTGCTTGCCTCGCTGTTCGATGCGCTCCGGCGCTACCGCAAGGACCAGGGCCGGTTGATGCTCTGGTACATCACCAATTTTCTTTCCGACGGCCGCCTGATCCGCATCGGCGGGCCATCGCAGGCTCGTTACGTGCCGCTTGTGAAGCAGGATGGTGTCGCTGAATACGATGTCATCGTCGATGACACCCCGACCTCGCCGAATATGAAGGATCGTGCGTGGGGTACGTTGATGCAAATGATGCCGTTCCTGTCGGGAATGGCAATTCCGCCTCAGATATACCTCGAATTGCTCAAATACTCGCCGCTGCCGGAGACGATCATCTCGAAAATCAGCGAAATCGCGGATCAGAACCAGGGGCAGCAGAAAGAAAATCCGATCGAAACAATGGCGAAAGCCAAGGCGCAAGAGTCGCAAGCGCGGGTCCAATTGATAGGAGCGCAAGCCCAGAAGGCACAGGCCGACGCGGCGATTGCCGGCCAGAAAATGCAGATGGAAGCCGGTAAGCTACAAACCGCGATGCAAAAAGGTGGCCTTGAGGCGCAGGAGATCAGCGCCCGGATCGAGAATTTGCGTGCCGCCGCATTGGCAAACATGGCGAAGGCCGGAGCGGTGCGGCAGGACGCGCAAACGAACCGCATGCTTGCGGTGCTCGACATGCTCGACGGTGTTGTGAACTGGAACCAGAACGACGCGCGAATGCGCAACGATGTTAAATCGCCGGGGGTAATGGCGTAACGCGCGTTAACACGAACACTGAACGACAGACGGCCCCGCCTTCGTGCGGGGCTTTTTCTTTCCCGGCGGCATTCGCCGCCCTCGGTGCCGGCCCCGAACGACCGGCCTTCGCACAGGACCATGCGTTGAATGGACGTTGATAACGGTTTGACGAACGACGATCTGGCCGCATTTGAAGAGATGCGCGCCGCCGACAATGCTCCGGAACCGGAGGCTACCCCGGCGCCGGAAGCGCCGGCCCCGGAGCCGGTAGAACCGGCCGCCGACGCCGACGCCGAGCCGGCCGAACCGCAAGGCGAGGCCCGGCAAAAACTAGTGCCGCTCAATGCGCTGCGCGAGGAGCGCGAGCGGCGCAAGGCGCTCGAAAAGCAGGCCGCCGAGCGCGAGCGTCTCTATGAGGAGCGCTTCAACGCACTTTTGCAGCGCTTCACGGCTCCGCCTGCGGCGCCGGCGGAGCCACAGAATACCGCCCCGCCGCTGCCGGACCCGGAAAAGGACCCTGTCGGGTATCTGATCGCGCGGCAGGAGCGCATCGAGCATGCGCAACGTGAAATCGTTCAGGCCATCGTCGAGCGCGATCAGCAGGGCGCGCAGGCGCAGCAGCAGCAGCTGTTCGTCTCGGCGCTACAGGGGCGCACCCAGGCTATGGTGGCCGATTTTGCCAGGGAGACGCCCGACTACGGGCAGGCCGCCAATTTCCTGGCCGAGGCCCGCGACAGGGAATTACGGGCGGCTGGTTGGGAGGATCCCGCCGAGCGCCGCGAGACGATCAACAACGAGGCGATCGGGTTGGCGCACCGTGCGATCCAGATGGGCCGCAACCCGGCGAGCATTGTCTATGAGTTGGCAAAGCAGCGCGGCTACGCGCGTCCGGCCGCGGCGACGGCAGCGACATCGCCCGCCGCCGAAAAGATCAGCCAGATTGCGGCGGGACAGCAACAGGCCCGCACGCTGGGCAATGTCCAGGGTTCCGCGCCGCCAGCGCTCAATTTCAATACAGTGGCCAATATGTCGCAAAAGGAATTTGCGGCGTTTCTCGACACGGCGACACCTGAACAGATGGCCGCCGCGTTCGGCGCATAACCAAAGCACATCACATGCACATTGCGGCGCCGATGGCGGGCCGCGTCAACAATCCGCCATCTTCGGTCCCCGACCGTCATTCGGGTTCGCTTTATCCGCCCTGCGTCATCGGGCGGTTTCGCACGCATCGGCGCGTCAGCCGAGGCAACCGAAACCACAACCCAACCAAGGCTCGCCTTGCGCATTGCGCGCTCGCGGGCCGATGCAGGAGTTATTCTTTTGGCTCTCACGGTATACGGCACCAACGACCCCAAAGCGGTGAAGCTCTGGTCGAAGCGCCTCAATGTCGAGGTTCTCAAGACCACATGGCTGACCAAGTTCATGAGTTCTGATCCATCCTCGATCATCGAGGTAAAGGATGAACTCAGCAAGTCCGCCGGCGATAAGGTCACGTTCAGCCTGCGCATGCAGATGGATGGCGACGGCATCCTCGGCGATAACACGCTCGAAGGCAGCGAAGAGGCGCTTGTCACATATTCTGACGCCCTTTTCATCGACCAGCTGCGCCACGCAACAGGGTCACAAGGAAAAATGTCCGAGCAGCGCGTTCCGTTTTCGGTGCGCGAGCACGGCATGGGCGGTCTGCGAGATTGGTGGGCCGGGCGCATCGATGAAAGCGGCTTCAACCAGCTTTGCGGATACACCCCGCAGACCGATGTTCGCCGCACCGGCCTTCAGGCCGTAATCGCGCCGGACGCTAACCATATCGTGCGCCCGCTGGCTGGAGAAACAACCGACCAGGACATCGCGAGCACGTCCGTGTTCACGCTCTCGCTAATCGACAAGGCGGTCGAACGCTCTCGCACGCTGACGCCGGCGATCCGCGGAACAAAGATCGGCGGGAAAGAAACCAATGTCGTGTTCCTGCATCCATACCATGTGACGGACCTCCGCACGAACACCTCAACCGGCCAGTGGCTCGATATCACAAAGGCCGCGATGCAGGGCGGCGAGATCGGCGACAACCCGATCTATGACGGCAGTCTCGGCATGTATAACGGCTGTGTCATGCACATGGACAGCCGCGTGACGAATGGCGTCAACAGCGTGACCGGGGCGGATGTCCCCACAGTCAAGCGCGCGGTGTTCCTTGGCGCCCAGGCGGCCGCGATGGCCTATGGCCGGGATAATGGACCGGAGCGGTTCACGTGGGTCGAAAAATTATTCGATTTCGATCATCAGCTCCGCATTGCCGCAGGCCTGATCTTCGGTATGAAGAAGACGGTCTACAACGGAGCCGATTACGGAACGATCGTTCTGTCGTCCTACGGCGTCGCGCACTAACCCGCGCATCCTGAATAGGCGGGGCATATCAGCCCCGCCATCTTTTCTGGGGAAATCTCAATGGCAACTTATACCGCCGACCGCAAGGGCAGCGGCGTGCAGGCGATTCAGAACGTCACCGGCGACACGACTGTTGTCGCTGTTTACAACCTGGCCGGCGCGCTGGCGCTCAATGATCTCATTCAGATGGCCGACCTGCCGACCGGCGCTTACATCGTCGATGTCGTGCTGGCGGCCGATGCTCTCGACACGAATGCGACATCCACCCTCGCCTACGATGTCGGCGACAGCAATTCGGCGACCCGCTACATCAATAACAAGACGCAGGGCAACAACACCGCGCTGGGTCCGTATCACATGGATCAAAAAGGCGGGCTTGGCTACAAGATCGGCACCAACGCGGGCGACAATACGATTGTCGTTAAGATTCGCGTCGGCCCGGCGACGGCCGCGACTACCGGCCAGGTCGTGCTTGCCGCGACCTACTCGATGCAGGCCAAGACGGCCAGCGCGTAAGCAAGCAAAAGAGCGGGCGCCGCGAAAGCGCCCGCTCGCTTTTTTGAGGGCTTTTCATGTCGCTGTTCGTCTCTTACCGCGTAATGCATCCCGCTCTTTCCATCGATGGCGGGTTCAACGATATCGTGTTGGACATGGGGCCGCCGCAATCGACCGCCGATATCAAAAGCATGAAGTCGGAAATCGGCAGGCGGTTCGTCGCTGACAACATGCTCGACAATGCCGTTACCCGCAATTATCCGGTGTGGGTGACTATTCTCTTTTGGCAGCAGATTTAACTATCCCGGACATCTTTCAGGAGAAAGAAAATGGCACAAGGGTTCAACAAATCATCGCGTTCGCGGAAGACTTCCGGCGGCGGTGCGAGCGCGGGCCAGCTTCCTCCGGTCACGACCGGCAGGGCAGGATCAAAGAAGGTGGGTATCAGCCCGAAAATGTCGGTCGAAAGAAAAACATCCAAAAAGGGCGTGAGGTACTGCTGACGATCCCTGTATGCGGGCGTAAGAAGGATATCTGAATGCCGATCTCCGCGACCTATCTCGAATTGCAGAAGGCGATAGCGGACGGACTCGGCAACCGCACAGACCTTCTCTCGCCGCTCAGTGATAGCGGCCTTTCGTCGTCGCCGATCAAGCTCGCGATCCAGAGCGCAATCGCGAAATGGGAGCGCGAGCCGTTCTATTTCAACGAGGCATACGACTACGCGACGCCGCTTTTCACGACGGTATCAGGGCAGGAGTTCTATACCAGCGCCGATGCCGCGGCGATCGCGACATCGCCCTACATCGTCACGCTGCACGCGCTGGTCAGCGCCATTCGATACCCGCTGACGCTGCGCCCGTGGAACTATCTCGACGGGCTTTCCACCAATCCCGCCGCACGTGGAATCCCTTACGACTGGGCGTATCTCGCGAGCCAAATCCGCCTCTACCCGATCCCGACCGGGGCCTATCCGATCCGCGCCAGCCGCACGATGCGGATCGCGGCGCTCTCGGCCGACGGCGACGCCAATGCCTGGACGCAGGACGCCTACGATCTGATCCGCGCCGAGGCGATGCTGATCCTGGCCAGCGAGACGCTGCACGATGACGAGACCGCGGCCCGCATGCGCGCGTCGATCTATGGCAACCCGATGACCGGCGAGCGCGGCTATCTCTATGCCCTGAAAGCGGAGACGGCGCGGCGCGGCCGATCCCGGATCATGCCGACGCGGTTTTGACCAGGACGAGCCAATGCCAACTCCGCTCGTCCTGCCGGTCGCGGAGTTCGCGCCCGATCTCCCCGCCGGTGCCGGCAGCACGCACACGATCTGGAACGCCTATCCGCGCACGCCGGTCAGCTACGGCCCGGTCAATTCGCCAGTGCCGCAGTATAATGCGCTGCCGGCCCGCTGTCAGGGCGGTGCCGCGTACCGCGACGACAACGGCAATGTGTATATTTTCGCCGGGACGCAGACCGATCTTTACATGCTGAAAGCCGGCCTCGCCGGCTGGCAGATCGTATCCAAGATCGACGGCGGATATGCCGCCGGCATTGATCCCTGGCACTTCGTCTATTTCAATGGCGCGATTATCGCCTCCAACATTGGAGTTACACTCCAGAGGTTTCGCCCCGGCACGGATACCGACTTTACCGATCTTCCCGGCGCGGGTCCGCGCGGGAAAAGCATCGCCGTCGTCAAGAACTCGTTTGTCGTCCTCGGTAACACGTGGGACGCAACAAACGGGTACAAGCGGCAGCGTGTCTGGTGGAGCGGTGCCGGCGATGCGACGAGCTGGCCGGCGCTTGGAACCGATCTGGCCGCGCAGGTCCAATCGAATGCGGTCGATATGCTGGGCGAGGGCGGTGACGTACAGGGGATTGCCGCTGGCCTTAGCGGCGCCGACGCCGCGGTGTTCCAGGAATACGCGGTGCGCCGCATGGAATATGCCGGGCCGGGATCGGTCTTTGCGTTCTACCCCGTACAATCCGGACGCGGTCTGCTGTGTCCTGATTCACTCGCCGTCAACGGCGGCATCGCCTATTACTGGAGCCAGGGCGGTATCGAGGCGTTCAATGGCGCGGAGAGCCGCGCGCTCGGGGCGAACCGGGTCGATAAAACCGTTTATGAAGAACTTAACCCGGCTTATCTCGATCGCGTCATCGGCGTAAATGACCCGATAAACAAGCTGATATGGTGGGCATATCCGACCGGAAACTCAGCCGGAGGGAACCCCGACCGCCTGCTTATGTACAATTGGGAGTTGGACCGTTTCTCTCTCGCCGAACTGACATGCGAGACGATCCTCCGGCTGCTCAGCATCGGCTACACGCTCGATGAGCTATATACTGTTCTCGGCTATACGCTCGACACTATTCCGGCTCCTCTAGACAGCCCGATATGGAGAGGCGGCAGGCTGACTCTCGGCCTGTTCGGCAGCGACCATCGCATCAACTTTTTGACCGGCACGCCGCTCGCCGCCACGGTCGAGACAGCGGAATTGCCGCCGCCGCCGGGCCGGCGCTGGCTGATCGCCAACAGCCGCCCCATCGTCGATGGCGTCGGAACCGTGCCGTCCGTATCGATCGGCCGGCGCGAAAGACAGCAGGACGCGGTGAGCTACACCGGGGCCGTACCACTGAATGCGATGGGGCAATGCCCGGTACGGGCATCGGGACGCTACCTTCGCGCTAAGATCACGATCCCTGCCGGTGCGCGCGAATGGGATAATATTTCCGGCATTGAATTGGACCTTACACCGCAGGGTCGGCGGTAGCCAATGATCGCGTATCAGCCCGCCCCGCTCGGGGGGCCGCCGCCGCCGGCACTTCAGCAAGCGGCGTCGAATGCCTGGGTGGCGCAGATCGCGCAAGTGTGCAACCTCACCCAGCAAGGAAAACTGAACGCCACGATAGAAATAACGCTGGCGGCAAGCGTCGTAAGCACGACCCTGACCGACGCGCGGATTTCGTTTCGGTCGTTTATTGCCTTCATGCCGCTGACCGCGAGCGCCGCGGCCGAGATTGCCGCCGGAACGATGTATGTCAGCGCGCAGACCACCGGCCAAGCGACCATAACGCACGCCAATTCCGCCGCCGCCGATCGCAGGTTTCGCCTCCTCATCATCGCCTGAACAAGGAATCACCGATGTATTTCAACAACGCTCTCGGCGGCGGGAGAGCCGGCCCCATGTCGCTTGCCTCTCCCCCCGATTACAACTTGGCAGCGCTGCTGAGGCAGCAGCAAGCCCGCCCCTCGATGACCGGACCGCAAATCCCGCCGGCCGGGCAGCGCGCGGGTATGATGTCGGCGCGGCCTCCCGCCGATCTGTCGCGCTCTCCCAACATCCCCACGCCGGGATCAACGGCACCGGGGTCCGGCGATATCGGCAAGCTCCTGGCCTCACTGGATCCGGAAAAGGCCAAGGGCTTGCTGCAAAGCCTGGGCCTCGACGGCAGCGGCGGGCCTCTGTTCGATATCGGGGCGGCGCTCGGCCTGCCGCCGCTCAGCCAGATCCTCGGCCTTCCCGGCTACGCGGGCGGTGGACCCACGGAAGGCTCGCCCTTTTCGTACGGCATCGGCGATTTCGGCGGCGGCTCCGGTTAGCGATGATATGCGACGTTCCGCCGGAGCACATAACCGCCCTCTGGCCGCATGTGCGCGGGTACATCGCCAGCGTCCTGCGACGCGAGGGGTCGGGACGGTTCGAGCCGAGCGACATCCTCGCCATTCTGTTGCGCGGCGACGCCAAGCTCTGGATTGCATGGAACGAAAACACAAAAACAGCCGACGCGGCGATCATCACCGAAATCATTGAATATCCGCGTTTGAGAGAATGCCGAATCTGGATCGTCGGCGGCCGGCCGGGAACATTCAAGACGTGGGTGTATGAGACGCGCGACACAATCGATGCCTTCGCTCGCGCGAAGGGATGCGCGCTCCTCTCCGGCGGCATGCGCGAGGGCTGGATCAGAATCGGCGGTCCCGGTTGGCGTAAAACCGGAACGACATTCGAGAAGGATTTACGCTGATGGGGAGCAAGAGCAAACCGTCGGGAACGACGACCACGGTTCAGAATAGTGAGCCGTGGGTAGAGCAGCGGCCCTATCTGAAGACTATTTTCGGCGACGCGCAGAACCTTTATAAAAACTATTCTCCGCAGTATTTCCCGCAGAACACGTATGCGCCGCCCAACAAGCTGCAAGACGACGCCATAAACAATCTGTGGACGAGATCAATCTATGATACTACGCCACAGACGGCCGGTAATTTCTCCAATCGTCTCCTGAACGGCGATTTCTTGAGAGGCGATCCGTCTCTCGCTAAGCTTAATACCTTCGCCGACAACAATATCGTTCTCGGGTCCGGGGCCACGAAAGCGCTCTCGCCGCTGGCGAGCACCAATTACGGCGGCACCGTCAACCCGGCTTTCGTACCGCTCCGCGATATCGCAAATGACTCCAGTACGCTGGGGAGCGGGACGCTCTCATGGTTCGCGGACAACCCCGCGCCGAACAGCGGAGCGGACAAGCTTCTGCAATTCTCCGACGCGCCGGTCGCCAATCCGGGCAATGCCGCGCTGACATCCTACGCGTCTGGCGACCGGCTCGCCGCCGGCAACCCCTACATGGACGCGTTGTCGCAAAGCGTCCTGTCCCGCGTCGTTCCGCAAATCCAGTCGCAATTCATCAACAGCGGCACACTGGCGAGCCCGGAAGCTGCGCGCGCCACGGCGGCCGGGGCCACGTCGGCGATATCGCCGTTCATGTTCGACCAATTCCAGAAGGAGGAGCAGAACCAGATCGGCGCGGCCAATACGCTGGGGCAGCAGGCGCTGCAATCGCGCGGTCTTCAGCAGAGCGCCGCCGGCAACCTGGCCGACGAGATTTTCAAGAGCTACGGATTGCGCACGGGCGCGGCGCGCGATCTCGGCGCGCTCGGGATACAGACGCGCAACTCGCAGGCCAATGCGGCGGGTCAACTCGGCGGCATGTTCCTGCAGGGCGGCGGGCTGATGCGAGACGCCGCGAGCGATCTGTTGTCGCGCGAGCTGGCCGGGCGGGGGTTGCAGCAGCAGGCCGCCGCGGCGGCCGGTTCGTCGTATCAGGATTCCATCACGAACATGGCGCGCGCGCTTGGCCTGGCGCCGCAGACCCAGGCGATGCAATACACGCCCTGGGAGAAGCTCTACAATTTCGGGGCAACGCGGCAAAACCTCGAACAGGCGGCAATCGACGACGCGCTGGCGCGGTGGAACTGGCAGCAAAACCTGCCCTACGACAAGCTGAACTACTTCGCCGGGACCGTCGGCGGCGATTACGGCAGCACGACGACACGCCAGGACCCCTATTTCATCAATCGCACGTCGAATGCGCTGAACGGGCTTGCCGGAGCGGCTAGCGTCGGGAGCAAGCTGTTCGGACCGTGGGGCGGAGCGATCGGCGGCGGCCTCGGTCTGCTGTCCTCCACCTTCTTCTAAGGATATGCGGATGGGTTTGTTCGACGGCACCGGCATCGACTGGAGCAACATGGATTCGCTTGCCCTGGCCGGCATGGCGGAGGCGCTGGCGCAGACCTCGATGCCGTCGCGCATGCCGATCCCGACCGGCGCGGTATGGGGCAATCTCGCGGGCGGCATGGTGCGCGGCATAAAGGCCGGACACGATCTCGAAAAGGATAAGCTCGATACCGAGTTGACGCGCGCCAAAATCCCGGTGCTTCGGCAGCAGATGGAAATCCGCAAAGCACTGCTGCAAGAGTTGGCCGGGCTGACCGGCGGGGCGTCGGCGAATGCGCGGTCGCCGCAGGTCGGAGGGGCGTTCCCCCCTTCCAGCGGGATCGTCACGGACACGCCAAGCGACGGAGCGGATTCCGGTTCGGATTCGCTCGTCGCCGGCGGCGGCCTCGCCAAATCGACGGCGAATGCGCTGGCCGGCGAGTATGGCCCGCTGATTCAGTCGGCCGCGAGCGAGCATGGCATTCCGCCCGATATTTTTGCGCGGCAAATCGCACAAGAAAGCAGCTTCAACCCGCGCGCCGTGTCTCCCGCCGGTACGCTGGGGATTGCGCAGTTCATGCCGGACACGGCGAAACGGTTCGGGATCGACCCGTTGAACCCGAGCCAGGCCATCCCCGCCGCAGCGAAGTATGTCGCGCGGAACCGCGACATGTTCGGCGGCAATCTCGGCCTCGCCCTGGCCGGCTACAATTGGGGTGAGGGCAACGTGCAAAAATGGCTGCAAAGCGGGGCCAACCCGGCGGCGATGCCGGGAGAGACGCGCCGGTACGTCGCCAACATAACCGGCCAGCCGATCAATGCGTGGCTGGGCGGGGCCGGAGCGGCGGCGCCGGCAGCACAGGCCGCTCCCGCCTTCGGCTCGCTCGCGCCGGCGGGCGCAATGGTGCCGCAAGGGCCGGGCGGGATCGACCCGCTGCGGCTGGCCCGGCTGCGCGAACTCGGCGCCCTCGGGGGAATGGCGGGCCTCGGACAGGGCCTATGGGATTATTACACCGGCAGCCCGGAGTTCAAGGCGCGGGTGCGTGACGCGGAAAAGGGCGTCGATCTGCGATATCTGCCGCGGGAAAAGAAGATCGAGCAGCTGTCGAAGTATTTCGGGCCGGAGGCGGACCCCGCCCTGCAGTCGCGCTTGGTGGCGGAGAAAGCGCGCGCCGAGATCGACACAAAACTGCGCAGCGCCGGCATCGACCCGAACTCGCCGGAGGGGCAGCAGGCCGCCCGCAACATGATGCCCGACACAAGGCCAGAAGCGGTGCGCCTCGCCGATGCCGCCAACATGACGCCCGACGCGCGCGGCCAAGCCATCGCCGGAGCCATCCCCGGCAACGCGCCAACCACCGCGCAAAAGGAAATGCCAATCCTGCTGAACGGCTCGGAAGCTGAGAAGGCGGCGCTGCGCGAGGCCAAACGGCTCGGACAGCCGAAGACCACAATCAACAACGTGGTTGATCCGATTACAAAAGGCGTCGGCGACAGCTTCGTTGAACAGCGCTCGGCAGCGATAAATGCCGCGAACTCGATCCGGTCTATCCATCAGGCGCGCGAATTGGTTGACCAAGGAATTTTCAGCGGCCCCGCAGCGGATCAGCTCGCGTTTTTTCAGCGTGTCGGGGAGATATTCAATCTCCCGGCCGAGACGGCAGCCAATACGGCGGCATTCAAGGCGGCGATCGGGGAACAGGTGCTATCTCTCGTCAAGGGACTCGGCACAGGGAGCGGTATAAGCAACGCCGATCGCGAGTTCGCCGAGAGGGTGGCGGGAGGCCAGATCAATTTTGGAGAAACCGCACTACGCCGAATCCTGGAAATCCGAGAGAAGGCGGAACGCGCCAAGATCTCCGCCTATTCGGAACAGGCCAATCGGCTGTTGCAAAACTCGCCGGATGGCGTGAGGCAGATTGCGCCGCTGCTTCAGGTGGAACAGCCGGCTGAATATCAGCCGCCGAAGACGCGGGCAGGCGCCGCATCAGGTCGGCCATCGTCCGGTGTTACGCCCTCGGGCATTCATTGGAGCGTCAAGTAGATGCCGACGCTGACGATCAATGGCCGCGATGTTCAGGTGGATGACAGCTTTCTCAACCTGTCTCCCGAGCAGCAGAACGCGACCGTTGACCACATCGCCCCGAGCATCGGGGCGACGCTGCGGCCTGAATCATCGCTGCCGGATTGGGCACGTTTTGGGATGACCGCGGTAACACGCGGACTCGGCAATCTTGCTGATTTCGCAACTGACCCCCTGTCACCCGTGCGCCGGATGATCGACCCACGCCTTGAGCGAATGGAGCAGAGCGCAAAACCACACCCCGGCCAAGCCGCCGGCAATGCCGTCTTTTCCGCCACGGGCGTTCCAGAATACCAGCCGACCACCCAGATGGGGCGCGCCGGCATGGCGGCGGCCCAGGGCGCGGTTGGCGGCGCCCCGTTCGGCGTCGGCGGCGCGCTGCTCGGCGCGGCAAGCGGCGCTATCGGGCAAAAAACACTAGAAGAAACCGGTAGCGAGCGGCTGGCGACAGCGGCATCGCTTCTGCCGGGGGCCGCCGCCGGGGCGCTCGGTACGGGCGTCGGGGCCGCGCGATCGTTTGCCTCGCCACGTGCGCAGGCCTTGATGGACGCCGGAGTTCGACCGACGCCGGGGCAGATCATGGGCGGCACGGTTGGCCGTATGGAAGAGGCGCTAACCAGCGTTCCAGGTCTCGGCGACATTATCAAGTCTGGTCGCGCCCGTGCCGTGGAGCAGTTCGATCGCGGCGCAATCAACAATGCCCTGGCACCGATCGGCGAAAAACTCAGGGGCATGACGATTGATCGTTCCGCAATCGGAGAAGCATGGGACAAGGTTAGCGACGCCTACCAACGCGCGGTTCCGGAGGCTGGGGCAAGGCTCACCACGCGCGCCGTGGACGAACTTACAAATCTCCGTCAATTGGCCCAGGAGATGCCGGCGGATCATGCGAGGATATTCGATGCGAAGTTGAAGCGGTACGTTCTAGATCGGGTATCTCCGAATGGCCATATGAGCGGAGAGGCATTCAAGATGGCCGAAAGCGACCTCGGCAACGAGGCCGCCGGATACCAGAACAGCCCGAACAGCACATTCCATGATCGCAATCTCGGCGACGCGCTGCGTGAAGCACAAGGCATCCTTCGGGGATCACTGGAAGAGGCAAACCCAGAGGCCGCCTCCGGTATTCGCGCGGCCAATCAGGCTTTCTCTCGGATGCTTCGCGTCGGCGATGCGTCCGGTCGATCCGGCGTAGAGCCGGGGAAATTTAGCCCGGCACAGATGCAGGCGGCCGTGAAGAAATACGCGACGCCGAGGCAATACCAGACCGGCCGGGCGCTGATGCAGGAATACGCTGACGCCGGCCGATCTGTACTAGGCGACCGGGTGCCGGATTCGGGGACACCGCTACGCAGCCTCGCCGCATTGCTTGGCGGGGCCGCAATTGGTGGCGGCGGGCCGGGTCTTGCTACGATAGCCCCGGCGTTGGCTGGGATATTGCCGGCGTGGGCAATGTATTCGCCGCGGGGACAAGCGGCGATTGCCCAACTTCTCGCGGGACAGCCTAAGCCGGGACTGCCCTTCGGTGCTAGGGGCCTGATCGGGAGCGGCTCGGCGTCAAATGATATGACGCGATATTCCCCGTTTGGAGCGCTATCGCCTTAGCGACCGCCAAGCACGGCCCAGCGGATGGCGCGGAGCAGCAGCCAAGGCGCGACCACAAAGACCAGCATTATCTTGGCGACAGGTCCGGGGTAATTAAACACTTCGTTCACAGAACCGACAGTCACGATTACCAGGGCAAAAACGACAACGCCCCACACGATCGCGAGCCGGTCGATAAAGGTCATTGTGGCGGATTCCAGGTCCTTTGATGCGCGCAAAACACTAACCGCGCTCTAAGCGGCGCGCCACTAAAAACAACGACCGTGCCGCCCTTCAGGCGGCTTTTTCATTTCCGGAGACTGCCCTTGACCAGGACGGCAATCGCCGCCGTTGCGCTCGCGCTCGGCCTCGTTTTCTCGCAGCCGCCCGCCATCGTGGCGCAGCGGCCGAGCTGTTCGACGTTTTTGCGGCGCAGGCGCCGATCGGGATCTTCGCCAATGACGCGCGTGGCCGCTGCGTCTACGTGAACGCGCTCTGCTGCGAGAAGCTCGGCACTCCGGCCGAAGCGTTGCTCGGCGATGGGTGGGCGCGCCGTGTGCACCCCGACGATCGCCCGCGCGTGGAGGCCGCGTGGCGCGAAGCCGTGGCCGGCAGCGGGCTGTTCGAGGACGAATATCGCTTCTGCCGGCCGGACGGGAGCATCATCTGGGCGCAGTGCCGCATCGTGCGCCTGAGCGCGCCGGCGGCGCGCGGCATCCGCTACCTCGGCACGCTGGTCGACACCACGGCGCGCAGGCTGGCCGAGACCAGGCTGCAGGAAAGCCGCGACCGCATCCAGGCCGTGCTCGATGCCTCGCCGGCCGGCATCGTCTCGCTCGACCGCGAGGCCCGCGTGCTGGCCTGGAGCCGCGGCGCGGAGCGCCTGTTCGGCTGGAGCGAGGCGGAGGTGATCGGCCAGCGCTGCCCGGCGTTCCCGCCGGGAGAGCGCGAGGCATTCCAGGCCCTGATCGGCCGCGTCGTCGACGGCGCGGCGGTTTC